GTCTATCTCCTGCTTATCTCTCCACTTTTCCGGCTGCCTGTTCTTCAGCCAGAATATAGCCGCTGTCGGGTCAGGCGCGTAATGCTTTGTAACTGTTTTCATATCAGTAATTTCACCCTGATATGATGCCGTTATCACTTCCGGATGTTCATAACCGATCGCTCTATGATAAAGCTTTTGGGCAACCGTTGCATCTGCTACAACTTTGCCTCTTTTTATGGACTCCGAAAATTCAGGCTCACGTTCCTTCCAATAGTTGATGGTGGATTCTTGCACATCAAAAAACATAGCAAGGTCTTTGTCGGTAGCTCCAAGCAAACATAATTTGTAAGCTTGTTCTGTGTATTCAGTTTTGTATTTGCTTGGTCTCCCTGCCATCTTTATCACCTACTTGTTTACAAATATTTCAGGGTTGAAACCCCTTTTTATACGGCTCACTCGCCCCTGTGATATGCCGTAGTCTTTTGCAATATCTTTCTGACTTCTTTCGTCTAATAAGATTTTCTTTATTTGCTCATTTGTTAATTTGCATTCCATCATTTATTCCCTCCAAATAAAAAAGAGCCTTTTACAGCTCCTTAGATTTGATATATTCTGTTATGATGTATTCCGCCGGGATTCCTGGCCTCTCAAGTGCTAGCTTGCCAAGTGCCTCAACTGTTTTCCAATCTCTCACCCCGCCCTTGCGGTACCATTTTGCTACTACATGTCTTATCCGGTTTGCCTCCGACCTGGTGTTGCACTCTATCTTGATGTATCCGATATCTGTTAAGAGGGCTGCGCCATATTTGTCTCTGGAGGCCATATTAAGCCTCCCTTACTTTGCTGACGTTTGACCAGTCGAGAGTGTCAAGTTCGGGTTCGTCGCCTTTGGTCATGTCGTGCATCCAATATACTGTGTGCTGGTTGCCTTCGGCGTCGTGTGCCGGCGCGGAAAACTCTGCCGTGTATGTCTCGCCCTCTGCTGCATCTACAAAATTAGTTCCTTCGCCGCCGTTTATAAGCCTGTTTGTAAAATCTGCCTGTCCGTCAAGTACATATTCTTTGCCCTTAAACTCTACTGTACCGTAATCCATGATATACCTCCACTGTCCGGAGCCCTTTGTCCCCTGCGACAATCTTAGTATATCACGTTGGGTATAGTTTGGGAATAGGTCTGTAGCACTATCTTTTATTTTGTTACTCGCCCTTATAAATAAATCAGCCAGTGCGTTAATCACAGTTTCCTGCGCCCGTCATAGTACACACCGAGCAATGAGGACTCATGGCTGTTTATTGCTTATATAGGCCATTATTCAGATACATCGCTTCCGCACTCACATAATATGCCAACTTCTCCGCCGTATCCCGTAGCCATAATTTTAATATTGTCATTATTCCTATCCAAATTTCCGGTATAAATTGTTTCTTTGCCGCACTGGTTGCATCTCGCTGTAAAACCTTCATCCATTCCCCTCTACCCCTGTTATTCTATAGGCTCAAGCACGTTTATTCCATGCTTCCATGACTGCTTGAATTGCTTCTGGTTCTGAATCGTATGTAACCGTATGGACTGATGCAAGACAGCTACTATTGCGAGGATTCCAAGTAATTATTTTTGCAGATACTTTATCATTGCCAGCCGTGTCAGCGCATGGCCTATATGGTCCTCGCTGGTATCCTTAAGACCTGCGCTTGCAATGTGGGTTGTTGCATGTATCAGATGATAAATTTCTGGCTGTTGCTGCCACTCATTCCCCGGATGTGTCTGCTCACCCTCCTGCATTGTGCGGAGGACTGTATCATGGGCTATTTGAGCTAGTTTTATGTGTTCAGGATCCATATATCTCCTTTCTTATCCCGCCGCCCCGCCCTGCGATATCGGGATATTACCCGCCGTTTCCGGCACACCGATAAAATAAGCCCTGCTGTGTGCAAGGCTATGAAAGGGGGTCAAAATGTATTTTGTGAGGTCATTATAAGTATATCATATTAAAAGTCAAGGAAAGTCTTAATTTAGTCTTATTCTTACATTGTAATTCGATATAATTTCGTCAACCATTTTTTTGTCATGCAGGAGTATGTTGCTACGGTCAATGTACGGCATTTTGTGGGATACAACCTTCCACGGCAGATGCTCTTTGTATCTCAACTGTATTATCTGCTTATCAATCTGCCGGTCGTATCCCTCCAAGTAATACAATACACAATTTATAGCTGCCATGATGGATTTTTTATCAAATAGCTCCTGCTCCAAGCGCCGGATAAAATCCGCTCTGACTACTGCAAGAGCCTCAACGCTGCTGTGGTCACTATAATGCCCTGGATTAAAGTTGACTACTCTATTTGTAAAAGGCTTTACTTTGCCTTTAGGTGCGATTATAGACGGGTCCGGACAGTCTTTGTATGGGTCCGGGTCGTTGTTGACGTAAAAACCTTCGCTTGACATTGCCCGGTACTGCTCCAAGTCAGCGTTTATGTCAGCAATCTCCTGTTTTAATCCGTCAAGATTATGCAGATAGTACCTTACTGTATTTCTCGTCATCTACATTCCCCCTTTATCCTAAATGTTTAACAATGTCCTGTTATTGCGCGTTAAACTATTCTTACCTGAACACTTGCCAATCTGTGCTTTTTTGCAATTTCAATGTAGTCAGGATTCAATTCAAAGCCTATAAAATTTCTCCGCAGCTGCAGCGCAACCATGGCCGTTGTTCCGGATCCCATAAATGGGTCAAGTACTACTCCTCCATGGGGACAACCTGCCAATATGCACGGTTCAATGAGTTTCGGGGGATATGTAGCAAAGTGCGCTTCCTTGAATGGCTGCGTAGATACTGTCCATACTGATCTTTTATTTCTCATTGGCCGGAATTCATATGCATTCCCGGATTTGGTACGATTAAATACTTCCGGATTTGTTGTATATTTCTTTCCGCCATATCGCGGAGCAACAGCCTTCATATTGCCATTATCCTTCCTTGGTACCCGGCTCGAGCCTGTTTGTAATTCGATATTCTGGCTCAGTCTTTTGACAGTGCTTTCTGTTACAGGTTCAGCAATCGCCTCAGCATCAAAGTAATAATGGGCCGATTTTGAAAGCAGAAATATATATTCATGGCTCTTAGTACAGCGATCACGCACGCTTTCAGGCATGGGATTATTCTTTGCCCATATAATGTCCTGCCTCAGATACCAGCCATCATTTTGAAGCGCAAACGCAACTCTCCATGGAACACCGCATAAATCTTTTTCTTTTAATCCCTCGGGAATTACACATTTTTTCAATACATCTCTTGAAGCCTTATTCCCTTTATTACTGGTTTTGGTATCATTCATACCTCTCCAACTTCCAGAATAAGAATCTCCCAGATTCAGCCACAGAGTGCCATCCGGTCTTAATACCCGGCGCACCTCTCGGAATACTTCAACCAGTTTTTGAACATACAGATTAAGATTTTCTTCAAGTCCGATCTGTTCATCTACTTTATAATCTCGAAGATTCCAATAAGGCGGAGAGGTAACACAGCAGTTTATAGATTCACTCTCGAGATACTTCATTCCGGAAATGCAATCCATGCAGTGTATTTGATTCATTTCTAGCATCTTGCCTCACCCCCTAGTTATTGCGCATTCTTTTAATATTCCGCTATATCACTATCCTGCTCTTTTTATATATCCTTTCCAACCTCATGCTGCTGACTGCTTGTATGTCCTCGCGCTCTTTGTACTCCTGTATAGCTTTGCGTTTGCGCACTAAGCTGTTGTGTGCCTCACATAGTTCGCGTCATTTTTCTTTAGGTGGCATCATATCAACGCTCCTATCTCCTGTATTTCTACCTCAACCCGCGCATTTTCGCGATCTACGAAAAACTCATGCGATATACTCTTTACATATGTCTGGCTGTCGTCCTTGATGGTCCCGGCGTTTACCAGCGCATCCAGGATAAATTTTGTCCCTCCTGCCGCTATGTTGTCTATGTCCCTTCTGCTGTCAGGTTCGTACCACTTTATCGTGATCGCAACGGTATCGTGCGGAGGCAATTTCTTTGCAAGATAAATTATAGCATCACTGTAACTGCGTTTCAGATCGTTATAGGGTTGATACTTTCCTTTGCCCATCTTGGCTGCTTTTATCATTTCATTGAGGCCGGGTAGTTTACCGGGTATGTCAAATTTCATTTCACCATCTCCTTCCGCAAATCATCCTTTGTAGTGATTACAGCGGCGGCAGGAAGGGTTTAGGTTTTTAATATCATCACTGCCTCCCATGCGTTTAGGTACGATGTGGTCAACTTGCATATCCTTTAACTCAATCGCTTTACCACAATAGGCACAGTGACCGCCATATTTGTTATAAACCTTTAATCGTGTTTCTTTGTTCATCTTTCTCCACCTTTCCAGAAGCTTCCCGCCGCTTCAAGTTGCGTGACTAAATCCTTGTTCTCCTGTCGTAGATTCTCATTCTCCCTCGTCACTTTCATAATTTCGTCTACAAGTTGTCTATTTGCCCCTACGTCCGTTTTGGGTATCTGGACGCGTTCAATAGCGGATAATTTTGTCTGCGTGGCGTTTAAGCTTGTCTCAATTGATTTTATGCGAACAGTTGTTCTATTGTCGGCTGCTAGGATGGAAAATATGATTGCCAGGGTGAGTATTAAGGCTATGATATAATCTTTAGGTTTCATGGTTGACCTCCACTTGCCACCTCTTGCGTATCGTCATATTTTTCACCACAAAAAGGACATTTAGAAAGTCGCATCGGACATTCCTTTTCTTTTATTTTGCCATTGCGGTTTTTCTGACCAACAGTGAAAGATATATATGCTCTGCCCGAAAATAACTCTATTGGTGGAAATACATATTCTAATTCTGGATTTGCTTCTTTAATTTTTTTCACCATTTCGCTCATGCAATTACACTTTTTCATAAAATCCTCACTTTCTTATTTGCCTTTTTAATAACGTGTACAATATTGCCTTGCTGTTTCCCGTGAGCAGAAGAATATCTCTCCCAGCCGTTTATATGTCAATCCTTTTGCCCTTAACATCTTTATCAAGCCTTTTTGTTGTCCTGTGAAACACCGTCTCGGAAATTTTTGCATTTATCGTTACCTCTGAAATTTTCTTGTTCTAGTTGGTTGCATCCGAGACACTTGAAGCATTGCGTCAGGGCTAGTCTTGCATTATCAATCTCACTCATACTTCTTTGTACCAACTCTCACATTCAGAATCAGAGTACTTGCGCTGGTCGAAGTTGCCTTTATTAGCTATTTTCCCAGGGGGCTTGTCTTCCTTCTTCCGACGTTCCCAATTTAGTATGGTTAAATAGTCCGATGCTGTCTTTTTGCCTTTACTGCCTTTCCATAAGTTTAAGGCTTCGATTCGTTCGTTGGTTCCAGTTATGCCGAATTGGTCAAGAAGTTTTTGATATTCTTCAGATGTCATTGAGACAAAATCGCTATATTTATTTTTCTTATCATTCTTATCCTTCTTATCATTCTTATCATTCTTGTTAGTTGTCAGGTCTTTGTCAGTCGTTTGTCGGTCAACTGTCGTTTTATTTGTCGATTTTAAAAGTTCAACTTGATACAAGTGCCAATTTAATACGGTTATGAGCCTTCCTTGCTTTGTCGATTTGTTTGTTAAAAATTCGAGTTTTTCAAAACGTTCTAAAGCTGTACGAATATTTCTTACCGTAATCCCCTTGCCGCATTTTTTTTGAATAGATTCAAGGCTTGTTACTCTTTGGCCGGGTTTACAGACATACTTTTCGCCTTGCCATATCCATTCATTATCTTTGTGGTTCACCATAAGGAGCAATGTTATTAAAATGGTTTTCTGTTCAGGGGTCGATTGCGTCCATATGGGTTTATTTAAAAGGCATCTATATAAGCCGATATATCCCTCATCATTATCAACCACTCAATCACCCACTCCCTTTATATATCCTGGCATTACCTCACTCCTATATAGTCGCAATTTGATTCACATTATCCAGGTTGATCAATACTTCCTCGCCGTTGTTTTTGAGCAGGTTCAGCCAGTTTCCTTCCTGCCTGCGCCCGATCACCGAATAGTGGTTGAATGTTACCGCATGATCCTCTTTGTGGTTGAAGAATATTTTTAGGTTTATGGGTTCATCCAGTATTTCAAATGGCTTATTCATTTATTCCACTCCTGTTTCAATAATGCCAATTCACTCCTTGGATTCCTCTTGCAGTATTGTTATTTGTGCCATAATAGCCTGTACAGCGTCTTTTACCTCTTGAACGAGTAAATTTACGTTCTCGCATTCCGAAGTCTGTACGCCGTGCCTAAACATTCCAGAGAGCAATGATTCAAAATCGGGATAATATCCTGCTGTATTCCAATACTCCTCCTGTGTCTTTTTATTGATTTTCTTTTCTTCAAGGACGAAGTTCATGGATATGCCGGTTATTTGGAATTTTCATTTAGTTTGATTTTCATTTGACTTTCCCCATTCATTTTTCAAAATAGATAACTCGCTCGGTGTAAGAGTCTCTATGTCAAGTTCCTTTGCATCTGACACAATGTAGTCGATTAACCGTGCCATGTCCTTTGTGTTGTATACACTTGAGCCGTAATAACTCCTGATGTTTGAGTATCCTTCAAGTTTGCTGTCACCCAAGTTTTCACATATCCATCCGATTCTTCCGGCTCCCCAATTGTAAATCCATGTATCAACAGCATCGTTGCGTATCGGCAGTATAGTAAACTGCCCTACCTGCCTTATGGATTGTCTATATACATCTTCCTTTGTGACAGGTGCTTTTGGTTGAGATAGTTTCTCGGCAATTTTCTGACACATTACCCAGCAAAATCCGTTTGCATCCAGACTCCGTTTGTTTCTGTGTACCTTTATCTCAACATCCAGCGTCTTACCGTTTGCCAATGCAGCCTTTAACTCTGGCAGGTCGGCAAGGTCTGACCTATGCGGACAGGTGAGGATTAGTTCAGGGATGTTGTTTTCGTTGTACTGAGGGCGTATTGCTGTTACTGTGGTTTTCATATGTACCTCACTGTTTCAACATATCCCGATATTGCGAACTAACTTACTTCCCAAATATTCTTTTGCTCTGTAGGATATTTTGCAGCCATTACCCTTGGTCTGCTCGGAACATTCCATCCTTTAGGCTTATATTCCGTCTGGCCAATTACACGCCACCCTGCCGCCTTTAAACTTGTGCCAGGTTCAGATATAAGAGTGTATGTAATCAGCCTTTTATATCCCATTGCACTTGTAGCCCTCCACGCAGCTGCGTACAATTTACTACAAGCATTTTTATATCCTTCAAGTACGCATACCCTTACTACTTCAAGGGTTACACCATCATCCTTATGTCGGGCAATTGGTCTACCTACTATTGCAACGCCTATAACCTTCTCGCCATCATTCAAGCCAATACTGAACTTATGACCTACAGGAGCTATATTATGCCTGTGATGCTCATTTACAAAGGCTTTGGCTTCTTCAAGGGTTATAGGCTGTAACTCTAACATTTGACCACCTCCTAATTGCGCATTCTTTTTCTATTCCGCTGTAATCCCTTTGGAAAATTTTCATCCATTCAGCGTATCCATATACCTTGATAAATTCCCTCTGTGCCAGTTGCTTCAGTTCCAGGTCAAGCGTAGGGTTGAAGTGTACACCTTATCTCCTGTGTGCCACTCTGGACGGAGCCATACAACCAAACCATATTTATCAGATAGTGACCTTTTATTGCCGTACATAACATGGTGGAGCTGTAGGCTGTCCGTCCCGTGAGTGACATAGCATTCTTTGGTATCTTGCAAGATTATCTTTTGTACCTTAGTCTTTTGTCGCTTGTATGTAGGTTTTGGGAACATCAAATTGGTGCTATCCATTGTAACTTCCGCTTACTCGTTTTTGCGGATTAATTATATTGGTTTTGCTTAATACCTCTTTGCCTGTTAGTGTGTTAAATGGCGTATAATCTAAATATCCTTCAGCATTTCTTGTAGAAATAAAATTCTCCTCGTTTTGCTGTTTTGGCCATTTCTTGCGGCGGTTTTCTCTTCGCCTTAATTTTCTTTCCTCTTTAGTCATGGAGACCTCCTTCTC